GCTACTGTTAACCCAGCAGCTAACGCTGGCTTGGTTGAAGGCATGAAAGGTTTGTTCAATCCAACAGACACAATCAGCCGTCAATTCAAGAACGGTATGATGGGCATGGGCGTACTTGGTTTCGAAGAAATCAATATGTCACAGTCAATCAAGGTTCACACAACAGGTACACGCGCTGCGGCTACAACCGTTAACGGTAACGTAGCTCAAGGTGCAACTACTTTGAACCTAACAGGCGGTGCTAACGAAGTGCTTAACGCTGGTGACGTGTTCACTATCGCAGGTATTTTCTCTGTTAACCCACAAACTCGTGAATCAACTGGCTCATTGCAACAGTTCACTGTATTGGCTACTAACACTGCTTCTGCAGGTGGTGCTTACACAGCTGTTCAAGTTAGCCCAGCGATTTTCGACGCTACAAGCGCGCTTGCTACAGTAACAACATTGCCAACCAACGGTCTAACATTGACTTTTTTGGGTGCAGCGTCTACTGGCTACGCGCAAAACTTGGTTTACCACAAAGATGCAATCACTTTTGCGACTGCTGACTTGTTGTTACCACAAGGCGTAGATATGGCTTCACGTCAAGTTCATAACGGTATCTCAATGCGTATTGTTCGCCAATACGACATTAACAACGACCGTATGCCTTGCCGTATTGACGTTCTATATGGCTACAGCACGATCCGTCCACAAATGGGCGTTCGTATCTGGGGCTAACCCTAAATGCTCCCGCGCAAGCGGGGGCTTTTTAACATATTTTTAAAGGAAATTCATCATGGCTCTTCCAAATGGTGCAGGTGGTTATCAAGTAGGCGACGGTAATATCGGTGAGGTATTACTAGGTACACAAGCAGCTCCAGCAGCTTACACAGCAGCAGCAGCTCCTTTGTTAGTATCTGACGTTACCAATGGTTTAATTACGTACAATGCTGCTGGTCCAAACAACCTTCAGTTGCCTACAGTAGCTAACCTTGAGTTAGATGCAAGTTCAGCTAAAGTTAATAGCGCGTTTGAGTTCGGCGTTATTGCTCTTGGCGCAGGTACAGGCACAATTACAACCAATACTGGTTGGACATTGGTTGGTTCTATGGCCGTTGCAACGACTGTTTCAGCTCGTTTCTTGGCTCGTAAAACTGGCGCTGGTACTTGGACTTTGTATCGTATTGCTTAATGTAATACTCCCGCCCTTCGGGGTGGGTTTTTAAAGGAAAACATCATGTCAAACACTAAAGCAGTAGGTGTTGCTTTTGCTGATCCGTTGGTAGAAAACGTTCAGTTTCAAGCTTTCACCGTAGCGCAGTTGCCTGCCGCTTCCGCTGAGTTACTTGGCACACGTTCTGTCGTTACTAACTCTAACGCAGCTTTAACCGCCGGTATCGGCGCTATTGTTGCTGGTGGTGGCGCAAACGTTGTACCAGTGTTTTGCGACGGTACAAACTGGCGTATTGGGTAATCAAATAGGGGGTTAAACACCCCCTACTAACTTTAAAGACTATGCCACTAATCTACTTAGAACATCCAGAACACGGCAACAAAATTGCCACAATGGAACAAGAAGCAGAATTTGATGAACAAAATGGCTGGACACGCTATACTGTCGACACGCCAACTCCCGCAGTTGAAGTGGTCGCCAAGCAGGTTGAAGAACCTACGGTCGAAGTTGTTAATACCTTAAAACCAAAGACACGACGCAAATCAGCATAAGGAGTAGGCCATGACCACGGCGAATGACCAAATTAACGGCGCTCTGCGCTTACTAGGGGTGTTAGCCGAGGGTGAAACACCTTCCGCCGCAACGTCACAAGACGCTTTGGCTGCTTTGAATCAAATGATTGACAGCTGGAACACTGAGCGATTAGCCGTGTTCTCTACTCAAGATCAGGTGCGTACATGGCCTGCAGGTAGTATTTCACAAACGCTTGGCCCATCAGGTACGCTTGTTGGTCAACGCCCAATTTTAATTGATGATGCGACCTATTTTAGAGATGCTGCAACCAACATCTCATACGGCATCAAGCTCATCAATCAGCAACAATACGATGGTATTGCGGTTAAAACAGTCACGTCTACCTATCCTCAGGTGTTGTGGGTCAATATGTCCTACCCTGACATTCAGATGTACGTTTATCCAGTGCCTATCAAACCGTTAGAGTTTCACTTCATTTCCGTATCACCGCTGATGAACGTGCCTAGCTTGTCAACTGACATCACCATGCCACCTGGTTACTTGAGAGCGTTCAAGTACAACTTGGCGCTTGAGATTGCAGCCGAGTTCGGTATCAACCCTAACCCACAGGTGTCACGTGTTGCCATGACGTCTAAGCGCAACTTGAAGCGCATCAATAACCCAGACGACATCATGGCGTTGCCGTACAGCTTGGTAGGCACTCGTCAACGATTCAACATCTACGCCGGTAATTTCTAATGCAGACGCCCATCTTAGGACAAGCTTATGTGCTACGCAGTCCTAACGCTGCGGACAATCGCATGGTCAACCTCTACCCTGAAGCCATCCCTAACGAGGGGCAGACGGCAGGGTGGCTGCAACGTGCGCCAGGCTTACGTTTACTAGCCAACATCGGTCTAGGCCCTATCCGTGGGGTGTGGGACTTCCAACCTGACTCAGGCACAGCGTTCGTGGTATCAGGCAACAGCCTCTACAAGATAGATAGCACCTACACCGCAACGCTACTAGGTACTGTGGCAGGTACAGGCCCTGTGAGCATCGCTGACAACGGTACTCAACTGTTCATTGCTGCTAACGGCCCTAGCTACATCTATAACAACACCACCAACGTATTCAGCCAGATCACCGACCCTGACTTCCCAGGCGCAGTGACTGTGGCCTACTTGGATGGCTACTTCGTGTTCAACGAACCGAACAGCCAAAAGGTGTGGGTTAGCGCTCTGCTAGACGGTCTGTCGATTGACCCGCTTGACTTTGCTAGTGCTGAAGGCACTCCTGACCAATTACTCAGCCTTATCGTGACTAACCGTGAGGTGTGGCTATTCGGTACTAACTCCATCGAGGTGTGGTACGACGCAGGTACGCCTGACTTCCCTCTAGCTCGTATCCAAGGCGCATCTAATGAGCTAGGCTGTATTGCCCCTTTCTCAGTCGCTAAACTTGACAACGGCGTGTTCTGGTTAGGTGCTGACGCTCGTGGCGGTGGTGTGGTGTATAGATCTAACGGCTACACAGGCGTTAGGGCGTCTAATCACGGCGTCGAGTGGCAAATCCAAAGCTACGGCGACGTGAGCGACGCTAGAGCGTTTACCTATCAGCAAGACGGCCATTTCTTTTACGTATTGACATTCCCAAGCGTCGGTAAGACGTGGGTGTATGACGTTACGACTCAATCATGGCATGAACGTGCAGGCTTTGCTAACGGCTCGTTTACACGCCATAGAGCTAACTGCCAAATGAACTTTAACAATGACATCGTGGTTGGCGATTACGAAAACGGCAACTTGTACGCTTTTGACAGCGAAGTGTACACAGACAACGGCGCCCCACAGAAGTGGCTACGGTCTTGGAGAGCGTTGCCATCAGGCACTAACAACTTGAAGCGTACCGCCCAGCACAGCCTGCAACTCAACTGCGAAACAGGTGTGGGTTTAAACTTAGGCCAAGGCAACGACCCAGAGGTCATGTTGCGTTGGTCAGACGACGGTGGCCACACATGGTCTAACGAGCACTGGTCTAAGATGGGTAAGATTGGCGCGTATGGTTTCCGTACGTTCTGGCGTCGTCTTGGCATGACCATGAAGTTGCGTGACCGCGTGTACGAGGTGTCCGCTACTGATCCAGTCAAGGTCGCCATCGTGGGCGCTGAACTGATTGTTGACGGAACCAATGCGTAATGGCTAGTCCCTTAAACGTCACTCGCATCCCTGCACCCCGTGTACCGCTGCTTGACGAGCGTACAGGGCAGATTTCGCGTGAATGGTATCGATTCTTTTTAAATCTGTTCGTTTTAACAGGGTCAGGCAGTAACCCTGTGTCATTGGATGAGCTACAGATTGGGCCACCGAACAATGACCAGTTTGTGCTTAATTTGCAAAACATTACGGAAGGGCAGACCAACGACTCACCGTTGTTGTCTAGCGTAGTCGAATTGCAAAAACAAGTGCAGGCATCTGAACTGAGTGCTGAAGCAGCCGTGCAAGCGCTTGTGTCGCAAGTGGCTAATTTAGTCAACAACGTGCAAGCGTCAGGAATGTCTGCTGAGGCGGCTATATCGGCGTTACAGTCGCAAATTGTCAATTTAAACAATGAAGTACAAGCTTTGGCGGTTGTGCCACCGACAACACCGAACTTAAAGCGCAGGTCATTCGGTTCGTTCTATGATTTGACAGATCAAACAGCCGCGTTGATTAACACGCCATATGCAATGACATTTAACACCACGGACTTATCCACAGGCGTGTATCTTGGTTCACCAACCTCACAGGTGTATGTTGACCGCCCAGATATCTATAACATCCAGTTTTCAGCGCAACTAGATAAGCCGTCTGCGTCAGCGGGTAGTGTGTATATTTGGCTAGATAAGAACGGTACGACGATACCAGATTCAGCAGGACATATTACTTTGCAAGGGTCAAGCTCTGCCACAGTAGCGTCATGGAACTACTTAATAAATTTGAACGCAGGGGATTACATCAGGTTAATGTGGTCAACTGACGATACAAGTTGTTTTATTAAACATGAGCCAGCCGTTGCGCCTGTACCTGCAATCCCCTCGATTATTTTAACTGTAACTGATAACATTAACGCATATCAAGATTAGGAGTCATTATGACAGTAACCGTAAGAGTGCTCATTCCAGCGAAAATCGCTGAAAACACACAGCAAACCCAGTACACCGCCAACGGTGTGACAACCATCATTGACAAGTTCACTGCGACCAACTACAGCGCTAACGCTGCAACCATCAGCGTGAACTTGGTGACTGTGGCTGACACCGCAGGCAATCAGAACTTAATCGTCAAGACCAAGACCTTGCAGCCTAGCGAAACTTACACGTTTCCTGAGATTGTAGGCGCAGCCTTACGTGCAGGTGATTTCATCTCCACGATTGCTGGTACAGCCACAGCCATCAACATCCGTGCTAACGGACGTGAGATTACAAGCTAATGCAGATTAAAGTGACCTACGGCAAAGGGTTTGAGCCTAAACAGGCTTTATCAACCTTTGCTAACATGGGTCTAGCGACCGTTGATGTCACGCAAGATAAGATTGTTAGGCTGCAAGATGAACTGCTCAAGATGGAGCAAGCTGATATTGTGACCGAGCACACGTTTACGCCGGGTGTATACGAGCGTAAGATTACTGTACCACCGTGGTGTGTTTTAACAGGCGCGCCACACAAAACAGCCTACAAAGTCAGGCTTGAAAAGGGTACAATCGCTGTAAACGTAGGTACTGAAGTAAAGATTTTGACAGCACCGTTGGAGTTTGACGCTTGTGCTGGTGAACAACGTGTAGGACGCGTGTTCGATGAAGAAGTGGTTTGGGTAGATATTTACGACAATCCTGACGATTGCAGAGATATATCTGTGTTAGAAGATCGTTTATATGTTGTGCCTGAGTGTGGTTTGTTAGACAATAGACAGAAACTTATTGCTGCTAAAAAACAAGAGCAGCTTATGTTACAAGGAGAATCATAATGGCCGGAGTTACAGCAGCAGCCATAACTGGCGCAGCCGTTATAGGTGGCGCTTACCTATCATCTAAAGCCGCTAAGTCAGCCGCCAATACACAAGCTGGCGCCGCCAATCAAGCAACGGCAGAACAACGCGCTATATTTGAGCGTCAAACAGAGCTACAAGAGCCATTTAGACAAGCAGGGATGCAAGGGCAAAATAGACTTTTAGAGCTATTAGGTATTCAACCTACAGCGTTTGGCCCAGGCAACCCTTGGAATGAAGCAGCGTATTTAAAAGCTAACCCAGACGTAGCCGCAGCGGTGGGGCGTGGTGAGTTTGCTAACGCTAAACAACATTACGATATGTTTGGTCAATCTGAAGGACGTCCTTTAGGTTTTACGCCCGCTAGAGGCGCTGATTTTGGCAAATACGCTACTGCAGAATTTGGTGGCGTTAAAGGTTTTGACCCCGCTTCATTAATGAAAAATTTTAGCGAAGCTGACTTTAAAGCCGATCCTGGGTACGCGTTTCGTTTATCTGAAGGCATGAAAGCTTTAGATCGTACAGCCGCGTCAAGAGGTGGTTTGTTGTCAGGCGCTACATTAAAAGGCGCGCAACGATTTGGTAGTGATTTAGCGTCGCAAGAATACGCTAATGCGTTTAATCGTTTTCAAGCTAACCGAGCCTCTCAAAGTGGTGAGTTTCAAAACGCGTTTAATCGGTTTCAAGCTGAACGTACAGGCACTCTTAACCCATTCCAATCTCTTGCTGGTGTAGGGCAGTCCTCCGCCAATACGTTAACAAACGCGTCGGGGCAGTTCGGCCAACAGATTGGTTCTAATATCATTGGCGCAGGTAACGCTATGGCCGCAGGTCAAGTAGGCTCTGCTAACGCTATTGCAGGTGGTGTTGGCCAAGGTATCAACTTCTACCAAAATCAACAAATGATGAATAGATTATTCCCAACTACAGCGGCTACGCAATATGGGCCGCCTGTATCTGCAATGATGCCTTTAGAAGGATAATATATGGCACAAATAGACCCTAGTATCGCTTTAGGCGTAAAACCTGTACAGATTGAGAACCCTTTGACGGTTCAATCAAGAGCTATGGAAGGCGCTGTTAATGCGCTGAAATATCAAGATTTACAACGCGGATTGCAGGAAGAAGAAGCTATCCGCAATTACTTGCGTGGTGCTGACTTATCTAAGCCTGAAACACGTGCTGGGCTGACACAGTTTGGTAAGACTGGTTTAGGCTACGGCAAACTGTTGGCCGAACAAGAAAAAGCTGGTTTAGAAACTAAAAAGCTAAGAGGCGACATCGACAAGCAAACGCTTGAGGCACACCGCCAACGTACCTCTGACTTGGCTTTTAATCCTTCAGATGAAAACATTTTGGCGCATTTGCAAGACTCTGTATTGCGCGGTGAAATCAATCCTGACCAAGCCAAGATGCAATGGTCACAAGTCGGTGCTATGAACCCAGCGCAACGTAAAGATTATTTCTTAAAGATGGGCGTCAACGCTGACAAGCGCTTAGAACAGATGACGTTAAGTGAAGCTCAAAAACAAGATCTCAGTATTAAACGCGAGCGTCTACAAAAAGACTTTGACCCTGTATTGCAGTCTAACTTGGCTAGTGCTAAAGAGTACGGTCAAGCCCTTGGTAAAAACAAAGCTGTTGCAGAACAAGCGTTGCCAGGCGCAATCCAAACTGCTGAAGAAGGTATCCGTCTTATTGACGAAATGGTTGGTAAGCCAGAAATCAAAGATGCAAGCGGTAAAGTTATTCAGAAAGCAACCAAGCCTCACCCAGGCTTTTCAAGCTACGTGGGCGCTACACTTGTGCCAGGTATGCGCTTTATGGAAGGTTCTGACGCGGCGTCTTATGAAGTTCGTCAGAAACANATTGAAGGTAAAGCGTTCTTGGAAGCGTTTAACGCTCTTAAAGGTGGTGGTTCTATNACTGAAAAAGAAGGTGAAAAAGCTACTGCAGCCATTATGCGTATGAACAANGCNTCTAANGAGNNAGANTACNTTGCAGCGGCTCGTGAGTTGCAAGGCATNTTGCGTACAGGTATGGATCGCTCACGTGCTANAGCAGGTCAAACATCNCCTGTTACTACACCTAACGCAGCGCCTNCCGCACCTCGCNCNGGCGTACCTGCAGGAGCAGAGAACGTTATTGACTTTAACTCATTGAAATAAGGCCTGTCATGGATGTCCGCCTACCAGATGGAACGCTGCTACGGAACGTGCCTGAAGGCACGACCAAAGCGCAGCTAACCGAAAAACTAGCTGCGAATGGCTATGACATCGGTAAATTAGCGCCTGTTGAGGCCACAGCAACACGTGAGAACGTGCAACCTGAACGTGCGCCTGATTGGGCTAAGAAGTATCCAAAGCTGTACGAAGGCGCTGTAACAGCCCGTCAGGTGCTTGGCCCTACTATTGAAGCAGGTGGTGCTATTGTTGGCGGTATTTTAGGTGGTGGAGCAGGTACAGTTGCTGGCCCAGTTGGTACTGCCACAGGCGGTGTAGCTGGTGCAGGTCTAGGCTACGGCATCGCTAAAGAAGCACTAGAACAAGCAGACGTTGCGTTAGGGTTGAAAGCACCTCGCACTACAGAACAGTTAATTACTGAGCCTGCTAAAAACATTTTAGAAGGTGCAACATACGAGGCAGGTGGTCGTGTGGCTGCACCAATTATCGCCAAAGGCGCAAGTAAAGTAGCTGGAAGCGTGTCTAACGTATTGGGTAAAGTAGCAGACCTACGTCAGA